CTTATTTCTCCTACTGCTTCGGGTAAGTCATTAGTAATTTATTGTCTTATTCGTTACTACCAGATGATGGAACTGAAAACTTTGATTTTGGTTCCAACCACTTCGCTTGTCGAACAGATGTATAAGGACTTTGAAGATTATGGGTGGAGCTCTGAAACATACTGTCAGAAAATATATCAAGGACATGATAAAAAAGTAACTAAGGACGTTGTTATTTCTACTTGGCAATCTGTACACAGGATGCCCAGACAATATTTTAGACAGTTTGGCGTAGTGTTTGGTGATGAAGCACATTTATTCAAAGCTAAGTCATTAACTGGTATACTAACAAAACTTGACACTTGCAAGTATCGTTTCGGATTGACAGGAACACTAGATGGTACACAGACACACAGGCTTGTATTAGAAGGTCTGTTTGGAAAAGCAAAATACGTTGTAACAACAAAAGAACTTATGGACAACAAAACACTTGCGAGTTTAGAAATAAGATGTATTGTTTTGGATTATAAGGAAGAGGACAAACAAATTGTACAAGGATTTGGATATCAAGAAGAATTGGAATACATCGTCACTAAGGCTGAAAGGAATACTTTTTTATGCAATCTTATGGGTCATTGCGATGGTAACACTCTCGTTCTTTTCCAGTTCGTAGAAAAACATGGTAAACCACTCTATGATATCATAGAAGATAAATACAAAGACAGGAAAGTTTTCTTTGTATATGGTGGTGTTACTACTGACACCAGAGAAGAAATAAGGGAGATTGTAGAAAATGAAAAAGATGCCATCATTGTTGCGAGCTATGGGACTTTCAGCACTGGTATTAATATTCGTAACATTCACAACATCGTGTTCGCAAGCCCCTCGAAAAGCAAAATTAGAGTGCTTCAGTCCCTTGGTCGTGGTTTGCGGCAAATCGGCGGCACTAAACACTTACGACTTTATGACATATCGGATGATCTCTCCATTCTAAAACCTAATTTTACATTAAGACACTTTCATGATCGTCTAAATATTTACAAGGAACAGAAGTTTAATTATAAAGTAGATAAGGTAAAACTATTATGAGCTCATTCACATCAGAAGAGAAAGTTCGAGTTTTCAAATTGTCAAACGGTGAAAGTATTATTGGCGGTTATGACGGCCCCGAAATATTTGATTTTACAATACCATTAAGTGTTAGTCTTCCATTAAAAATGTCTATTGTTGGTCGTGGACCTGTTGGTCATGATTCCTTGAGTCTCTCACCTTGGGTACATCCAATGAGTGAAAGAGAATATATTGATGTAAATCCTTCATTAGTTGTTATGTCAGCAGAAGCTTCAGTTGGTCTTACCAGTTATTATAATCATTGTATTAATACATTTTCATTTGGTCAAGATGAAGATGAAGGTGATACTGGCCCCACTGATGAAGAATTAGATGAAATCAGTATTGAAGAAGCTTTAGATGAGGTTACTGATCCTGACTTAAAACATACTATTCATTGAATATCTATTACTGTTTGTTGAAGACTCAGCATAGTTACTATACGATATTATAGACCCTTTGTCAAGTGCCTTTAAAATAGAAAAGGGACATTGACAATTTGTTCAATATGAGTTATTATATGTATACAGTTAAAAGTAACAATTATTGAGGAGTCCGCATGGCTAAAAAGAAAGGTGAACATTACGTTGACAATAAGAAATTTTTAGAGGCAATGTCAGAATGGAAAGAAAAGTGTAAAGATTTTGAAGAACAAGGAGAACTTTCTCCACCTTTAACAAATTACATTGGTGAGTGTTTTTTAAAGATTGCTACTCACCTATCTTATCGTCCAAATTTTATTAATTATTCTTATAGAGATGAAATGATATCTGATGGTATTCAGAACTGTTTGCAGTATGCACACAATTTTGATCCAGAAAAATCTAAAAATCCTTTTGCATATTTTACTCAAATAATCTACTATGCCTTTTTGAGAAGAATTTCAGCTGAAAAGAAACAAGTTCATGTTAGAAATGAATCTATTAAAAGGAGAATTGAAGACCCATTTACTACAATGGCTGGAGATACTACGACTTATACTATAGATCAAACTATGATTGATAATCTTCTTCCCAACGAAGATGTTTATAAACCAAAGAAAAAAGAAAATATTAAAGTTAAAGGCCTTGAAGTTTTCATGGAGACTGACGATTGAAAATTGCTCTAATTACTGATACCCATTTTGGAGCTCGAAATGATAATATCAATTTCAATGAATACTTTTTTGAGTTTTACGAAAATCAGTTTTTCCCATACCTAAAAGAACATGATATAACCGATGTTATTCATCTTGGCGATGTTATGGACAGAAGGAAATATGTTTCTTATCGTATTGCGAAAGATTTTCGTGAGCGGTTTATCAATCAATTTGAGAATTATAATTTTCACATGTTAGTTGGGAACCATGACACCTTCTATAAGAATACCAACGCTGTAAACTCACTACAGGAACTTGTAGACGGTAGATACGAGAATATTACGGTATACGAGGAAGCTACTGAAGTTGAGTTTGATGGATGTAAAATTCTGTTTGTTCCTTGGATTAATGCAGATAACATGTCCCATACCACTAACCTGTTGAAAAAATCTGATGCTCAAGTTTGCATGGGACATTTGGAGTTGAATGGCTTTGAAATGCAGAAGGGTATGTATATGGATCATGGCTGGGACAAACAAGAGTTCAAAAGGTTTGATATGGTGTTGAGTGGTCACTACCATCACAAATCAGATGATGGTCAAGTGTTTTATCTTGGCACACCATATCAGATTTATTGGAATGATTGGAATGATCCAAAAGGATTCCATGTGTTTGATACAGAGAAAAGAGAGTTGGAACGGATTGTGAATCCTCGTACTATTTTCTCTAAGATTTACTATGATGATAGCCAAGAAATTAATGATGATGTATCATCCTATAAAGACAAATATGTAAAGCTGGTGGTAGTTAATAAAAAAGATTTATACCAGTTTGATAAATTTGTTGACAAGTTATTACAGGCCGATTGTCATGAAGTTAAGATTATCGAAGACTTTTCTGAGCTTGATGCAAGTAATGTATCAGATGATATCGTTGAAAATACCGAAGACACGATGACGATGCTAGAACGATATATTGATGATCTGGATGTCACTCTAAGTAAAGATAGACTTAAAAATACAATGAGAACTTTATATACTGAAGCACAGGATTTAGAAATTTGATTATATTTAAGACGGTGAGATGGAAAAACTTTTTATCAACAGGAAATACATTCACAGAAATTAAATTAAATAGCGACTCCACTACTCTTATTATTGGTGAGAATGGTGCTGGTAAGTCTACAATTCTTGATGCATTATGTTTTGGTTTGTTTGGTAAGGCCTTTCGTAATATCAATAAAATGCAGTTGGTCAACACTGTCAATGGTAGTGCTGCGTTGGTTGAGGTAGAATTTTCTATTGGCTCAAAAAATGTTAAGATTATTCGTGGCATCAAACCAAATGTGTTTGAGATTTACATCAATGATAAGATGTATAATCAGGATGCAAATGCCAGAGATTACCAGAAGTATCTGGAACAACAGATTCTAAAGTTGAACTATCGTAGTTTCACACAGGTTGTTATTCTTGGTTCATCTACATTCGTTCCCTTTATGCAACTAAAGGCTCGTCATCGGCGTGAGGTTGTTGAAGAGATTTTGGATATTCAAATTTTCTCTTTGATGAACATGCTTCTGAAGCAGAGGTTAAAAACGATTGATGAAGATTATAAAGAGGTTAATCATAAATACAGTCTGTTAGAACAAGAGGTGAATCTAAAAGAAAAATATATAGAAGACCTTCAAGAAAACAAACGAAACTTATTGGTTGGTAAGTCAAACCTTATGGCTGGTAATGAAGAAGAGGTTTTTAAAAAGAAAAGAAGGATTACTGACCTTCAAGATGACATTGAGAGTATGCATGAAAAGATATCCAATGCTTCAAAAATTGAAGATAAGTTCACTAAACTGAAAGACATTCAATCTCAACTGAAAGAAAAACATAGGGCGCATAGTAGACTTGTTGGGTTCTTTGAATCCAATGAGGATTGCCCTACTTGTCAACAACACATTGATGAGATTTTCAAATCTACTATGATCAGCAAAAAGAAAAATGAAGCTGATAAGTTGTCTACAGGAATGGATGGCCTCAAAGACGAATTGAATGCAACCAAAGCAAAGATTGTCATAATCAATGAGGTCAATCAGAATATACAGTCAAACAATGTTGAGATTGCAAAAGAAAACAGTTCTATGGGTGAGCTAGAGAAGTTCAATTCTAAACTAAGATGTGAAATTAAACATTTAGAAACGGGTAATGTAGAGGAGAACGATATTAAAGAAATCGAAAAACTCAAACAGGCCCTTAGTGATTTATTAAAAACTAAATCAAACTTGAGAGAAGAGAAGACCTATGCTGAAGCTTCTAGAAGCATGTTGACTGATACTGGTATCAAAACCAAGATCATAAAGCAGTATCTTCCTATCATGAACAAGTTGATTAATACCTATCTTACGTCAATGGAGTTCTATGTTAACTTTACTCT